TTTGTAGCTTATATATTGCACTGGTTTAGATCCACCTGCATCGGGCATTATGCATAGAGCTATCCCAATAGCTACTAGCACCCCGCAAGCTACGCCCCTAAGGGGCTTGCGGTGAGCCCTTGAGGGGCTCTGCGCCGTTAGCGTATCAGTCGATGGAAGGACATTTGTATAAGTGCTGGTCAGAGCGGCGTGTCTAAAGTTATCCACAGGCTCTCCTTACTTGTCGGTTGAGTAGAAGCCCTTGCCCTTGAAGTGTGTAGCTACTGGTGCAATGACTTTTGTCATCGGTTCATTGCAATAGGTGCATGGGATTATTGGTCTATCGTGCCATCCGTGATAGATCTCTTGACTAAGATTGCAGGATCTACAGGTGTAATCGTAGGCTGGCACGTTAAACACTTCCTTATCATCCAGGAGCCACATGCAGGACAATGGTGGATGTCTGCATCTGTTGGCTCGTTTTGTATGTGACCATATTTTAGTGCAAGTAGTGGCAAGAGATCAGCCATTCGGATAACGCAAGCGTAATCTTCTACGTCCTCGCCTTGTCCATTAAGCCTCAAGACTGCGAAACCGAGTTCCCCCGAAACGGATGTTCGCGCCTTTATCTGTTTCATGTACGCCAATGGTTGAAATGAAGCGCGGGCTTTTACTTCAACATCAAAGGGCACATTAACAACATCCTTGCCACTACCTCTCCCAACAGTTGCACCACTCCACACAGTCGATAGGTACTGTGCGACTACGCGTTCTGTTCGGAAGCCTCTGTGTTTCCTGTGCTGGTTAGCCATTAACAGCTTTACACTTGCGGCACTGCCATGCTCCAACTACAGGCTGATCGTCTTTAAACTTAATCTCTGCAACAATGTCATGAGCTTGTGTTGGCTCATTGCACAGCTGACAATTGATTGTGTCAAACAGTGGCACATCTTCGATGTTAGTCCACTCACCAGTTGTTTCGTCAAAATACTCTACATAGCCCATATTTAGCCCCTTGCCTTTTGTGGTTGCCATTTGCCCTGACTGTTTAGTTCGTACCACACAGCAGGACATTTACCTTCAAAGCCTGAATGTCCTAAAGCTGTGCATTGATATGCAGCCCAATCTTTACCTGTTTTTGTACTGTGTCCAGTTTTCCAGACCATACTTCCATGCTTGCATTGAGGTACCTCTGCTGCCTCTGGTGTGCCCATAATCTCTGCAACAGTCTCCATAGCTTTATCCAATGTGACTGGTGCATCGACTACCTTGTTGTATTGCCCAACAGGAGTAGTCCAGTAATCCTGATCATCTTGTACAACATCCTGTACCGCTGGCTTCTCAGGCTTCTTAGCGACAACCTTGCTCATTTCTTCGCGGCTTGGTCTTTTTCCTTTAGGAGCATAACCTGCATTTGCAAGTGCTCTGCCGATTGCCGAAGTCTCACAATTCTCCAATGCAGAAGTCTGATTGACCCCTCTTGTAGTAACTGTCTCCTCAGCGTACCCTGTTGCCCACGCGACGCCATCACTAGCATCTTTAAATAAATATGCTTTAACAATGTATCGAGTAGCCTCGACAACTTCCAACTCAGTAGAAATCCTAAACGACGGATAATCCTTAATAAATTTTTCAAGTCGAACCTCCACTGGCTCATATTCCGATAAATTAAACATAGAGATCATTTTCCTCTGTAGCTAGTTGCCCTGCGAGTGCGCCATAACTGCAGAGATCGACCCAGTTGTCGATGTGTTGGGCTGACTGATTAGTCCTAGCAAGTTTAACGAGCACCATGATCCCTGCGACTTGATAGTCATGTATCGGTGTTTGTAAATATGCTGAGATGAGCATTGCTGTGTGTTGCAGGTTATCCGAAGGATGACCGTATGATAAGCCACGCTCACTGATCGTGTCGGTTGCTGTGAGTAAGATTTCATTTGCCTTCATTCTTTCCAGAATTCCTGTCTGCTCACGGATCGACCCCTGTGCCAACCCTCTCGGATACCGCGTTCTTTACCTAGCCTATACGCATCAATTGCAACAAGGGTCATGCTAAACATCAAACCAATTAAACAAATCAAAAGAAGCTTGTCTGTGTTGTTCATTATTTAACCGCCCTCAAACGCGGATAGTGACCATTCATCTCAAAATATTCTTGTAAGGTAACTGCGCTCTTATATTCATTGCAATCTGTGCACACATGCGTAATCGTCATATCGAAACCGCAATAGCAGCAGTAATAGTTCTCAACCTTAGGTGCTCCATAGATCTCGATGGTTGCCATTATGCTGACACCGCCTCAAGAGCGTAATCGGTAACAATGACAAATGATTCCATAGCTTCGTCATATGACTCCTGGAAAGCAATCTCACGCTGCATAAGGAATGTGCGAGCTAAGATCAATTCAGCGCGGGTCTCAAACCAATAAGCCCATTGGTAATCAAATGAAATTCCATCAACAAAGCGATCTGCCTGGATCTCCCAGTCATAGCCATTCCATTGCATCTTGATGCTTGATAGCATTTCGAAATCTTCTTCTGTAATAAACATTTTGCGCCCTATCGTTCTGTGCTAGTGCCCTTCACTAGCTACAGGAATACGGTCTCACGCCTGGATAGGCTGGTCAAGCATATTTTGATAACGAAACGATAACGATTATCGAGCGCGTCCGTAACGCTTTCCATGCACCAGAAAGGTGCCATCCTTTTCGATATAAATAAGGTCTACTTGAACGTTCTTGCCGTTCTCTGTCACAATGGCGAAGGCTTGCTGCCAATTGGGGCTAGAAACGTATTTAGCGGCCTTTACGTTCATTGCATGTCCTACCTCAACTCCATGCAGAACGCGCCTCACAGAGCCGTTGTAGGCCTCAGAAACGGCACTCCTGCCCGCACGATGCGTGTGCCCCATAATTACGGAAACACCCATACGCTTAGCCTGGTTCAAAGCCGACATTCCAGGGTTAGGATTAAGAGATCCCAGATCGCCATGAATGGCTACCCAACCTTTAGCTATAGGCATAGGCTCTTTCCAATACTTGATGCCCAACTCGTCAAGCTTTAAAAACTTCTCAAGCTTCAATTCTGGCAATGACATGAAGGCAGGTATCTTCTTCATAATCACGTTATATAGGCGATCACAATGGTTACTGCGAACCATGTGCGCTTCCTTGACATGCTGAGTTAGTTCCCATAGCACATCAACTGTGCGATCTCTATCAGCTGCAAGGGTCTGCTCGTACCAGCCAGGCTGATTCTCATGCCAACGGCTGATTTGAGGTAGGTCAATTTCATCGCCAATGGTTAAAACGGCGTCTGGTCTAAATGATTTAATAAAAGCTGCTAGGTTCTTGACTACATGTGAATCCTCATAAGGACACTGTAAGTCTGGAATTACTACCGTTCGCTTAGTAGTCATCATCCTCATCTTCGTAATTGCCGAACTTCTCTGGATCGACAGGATCAGGCAAGATCCATCTTGGATAAGAAGGCACGTCCGTAATCATGAATAAAGTAATGCCCTCTGAGAATCCAGCACGGCGAAGTGATTTGTAATACTCATGCAAGGCTATGCAATATGCGTCAAGCTTTGAGTAGCCTTGATCCTCTAATTCTTTAGTTGGTTTTCTTGCCATAGGATAATTGTCACTTCTGCAAGATGGCTAGGATGGTATCGACACGCCCTCTAAGCTCTGCAATCTCATCACGCATAGAGGAACCAGAATTAGGCTTGAGTTCGTTTAGGTAATGCTTTACTAACCAGCGCACTGAGCCGATAAATGAGCCAATAACGGTCGTAGCAGCAACAGCAAGAGCCGCCGTGTCCTGCGCAGTCATTACTTTTTAGGTGTGGCATAACCAAAGACGCCTGATAGGACAGCCCATAGGACTGCTCGATAGTCAAGTTCAAAGTTGCTAGAAGCCCATGCAGCTAGAAACGCACCAGCGGCAAGGACGGCAGGATTCTTCATGTTCTTCATTATTCTCCACCTAACATAGATATTTGATAAAAAGCCCCATCATTATCAGCTTCTTTTTTAAAGCTGAAATGTGCGTGCTTAACATGTTTGTTCGCGCCCTTGTATGTTCGCCATTTCCAATTGAGGATTCTTGAACAGATCCTGCCATCGAAAATGATGTAACTAATACGTTTTTCTGTTTTAGACTTGCAAGCGAATCGAAGTTGATCAACAAGATCGCCCATGATGTCTGGTTCTGATCCTGGAAATAACCCACGCGATACATCGATGGCACGAACCCATCCTTGAGCATCTGGACAATGATCAGACTTGCCAGCACGCATGTGCCTTGCATCCGCGATCCATCCGTCTGATAGGCGAGACCTATCTGGGAACGAGTCATCGATTTGCTCCCTTAATTGAACAGCGGCCTTAGAAAGTCGTGGCTTCATTAAAGACCAAGTGCAGCCTTTAGGTCATCAATTGAGATTCCAGCATTGGCTAGTTTCTCATCAATTGAAGGTGTTGGAATAGAAGCAATACGAGCAGCCTGAGCTTTAGCATCTTCCTCAAATTGCTTAATCTCTGCTGGTGTCATTTCAATTTCTGTAACTTCGCCTGTCGCAATATTGTGTTCTAGTCTTTTCATCATCCACCCCATACTGTGTAAGTGCCACCTGTTAAAGTTGATCCACTCAACCAAGTCAGCGATGTAATCTGTGCATCTGGTAAATACATGCCATTGTTCACGCAAAATGCTTTAGCACTAGATGAGTTTAGATACCAGCATTTAGATTGTAATAAAGTTTTTCCAGCCGCTTTTGCATTTGTCACAACTAAGAAATAGTTAAGGGCACCTGTGCCATTTCCAAAATCTCCTCGGTTACCATAATAAGCATCCGTAGGAGCACTCGCTGTGCTGAAATCATAGTTTGTTGTACCACCTGTTTGATCGACTGAGCTGTTGACATAATTATTTCCGCTGTCACCATTAAAACGAGCATACACATTTCGATTGAAGCTGCTCCATGTTGGGTTATTTATCTGCACCACTATAGTATCTTGCGTAATTCCTGAAATTGTAAGATTAGCACCTGACAAAGTGCCAGATGCAATCTGTGTCAAAGTCAAATTTCCCCCCGCAGCCGCTGCCCATTTCATTCCTGTGGCAGCTGTTGAATCAGCTGTAAGGACTTGATTATTTGAGCCAATTGCAAGGCGTGAAACTGTATCGGCTGCCGTTGCAGCAATGAGATCACCTTTAGCATCCACAATTGTCTTAGGCACCATTGTTGCCATTGTTGTATCAATGGCGTTGCCTAGCGTGCGAATGGCAAGTGCGCCATTTTTTACTAAATCCGTGTTATCGGGTTCTGGCCAGTTATATATAGGACTCGTTGCCATTTAAGATAGTGCTCCTGTCGCGTTATTCCAGATAAGTGTAGCATTTGTGGTTGCCCATGTTATAGTGCTAGGGACTACTGTGTCCCATTGTGTCGTTGATAATGAGAACTCTGTAGCTGAGATATACAAGGTCATATCCACAGTAGTAGGAGTCGCTCTCAATGCAACATTCTCTACAAAGCCATCAAATGTGCCACCTAGTAAATTGCTTGGCAAGTTGCTGATAAGCATAGGTTGGCCAAAATAAACTCCAATAAGACTGTCAAGCATTGCACTGCTGATATTAGGATCATCTAGGCGGAAAGTAATTGCACCCAATGAGGCCTTAGGCACCCGCCGAAGATTAAGCTCTCTAGCTGCAATATCGGTGATGTCTGCAAGGTTCTTAATGTTTGAATCGCTGGACTTTTCAAAGAGTCCATAAGAAGCTATAGAGTCTGCGTCAGAGGTGCTATAGGTTGAGGCGTATCCAGTGGCGTAGCGATAGATAAGGCTGTTACGGATGCGAGCAGTCTGAGTTGTTGAGGTGATGGAGCTTGGTGTTGCATATCCGCCATCGAGGAAAGTATAGCCATTTGTTGCAAGGTCGTTAGATCTGTGATCTGCGTCTGCATATGACACATCTCCATCTTTTTCTTCGTAGAGCTGGCCGAGTGCACTGTTAGCAATTTGATCTGCAAGAGTCTGGGACTTAGCAGAGGCACTGGCCGCAAGAGCGATCATCGTGTAGAAGCCTGAGTCAATTTCACCGATGTAGGACTCTGCATTATCCCATGTAGTTGTTGCTGGATATGTATCCCACGTCACAGTAGGAGTAACTTCTGCCCATGAAAGGTTGAGGGCTGATCCTAGAATTGCTGCGATCTGTGCGCCATCTAAGCCTTCTGCAAGTGCTGTGTTATAGATAGCCTTTGTAAGCTTAGCTAGTGACCCAATGCCTAGAATTGTGCCTGTTGTTATATACCCTGTTTCATCTGGACTTCTAACGCCAATGTTAAAGTCTGAAACCTCTCCACCAAATACTGTGACATAAGTGCCACCAGAATTTTTAAGTTCTAAGGTAATCGGCTCTGTGACATTGATAGTAAATTCTGCACCAGTAGTGTTAATGATCTCTACTCGGCAGTAACCTGCTGTGCATTGTTTGTCGATATCCAACCGACCAGAAGCATAGGAAACAGAGGTGACAGTCGTATAGACATCATCACCTACCGTCACTCGCCATTCTGGAGTCCAGGTCATACTGCGTACAATCCCCCTCTTAGAGTGCCACGACTTACTGCCTGAGTGATGACTTCATCAATAGCTTCTGCAATGGCATTGGGATCGCCGATGCCAGTATTGATGTTGTTGTTTATAGTAACACCTGCTGGAAGTTGATTACCTGTACCG